CAGAATGGTTGACCTAGATACAGAAGATCAATTAGACGCAGAATTAGAGGCATTAAACAACCCTAAAAAATCTTTGATGTCTAAGATTTATGAGTTTGTTAGCACAGGTGTAGCAAGACCTAATATTGGATCAGAACAAGATGGCAAATTATTCCAATCAAGATACAGATACTCAGGTAATACAACTGAAAAGAGTAGAACCTTTTGCAAAAAAATGACTGCTGCAAATAAGTTATATCGTAAAGAAGATATTATGCGTATGAGTGAGAAACCAGTCAATGAGGGATTTGGTCCTAAAGGTGCAGATACTTATGACATATTCTTGTATAAAGGAGGTGGTGCTTGTCATCATTTTTGGACAAGAGAAACATATAAAAGATTTATAGATCCACGTAGAAAGGGATCTGTGGAAGTAACACCTGCACAAGCAAGAAAGCAAGGTGAGATATTACCAAAAAACAATCAATTAGTTTATACAAAACCTATTGATATGCCAAATAAAGGATTTTTACCAAAATAAGATATGGCTACTGCATTATTTATAAGTAGGGATGAAATTGTAAAATATACTGCGTTAAACGGTAATATTGATACCGACAATTTTGTGCAATGGATTAAGTTAGCACAAGACATACATATTCAAAGTTATTTAGGTACTGATTTATTTAATAAGATAAATGCGGATATAGTTGCTGGTACATTAGCAGGTAATTATTTAATGCTTGTAAATGTGTATATAAAACCGATGTTAATACATTGGTCAATGGTAGAATTTTTACCTTTTGCAGCTTACACTATTGCTAACAAAGGTGTTTATAAGCATGGTTCAGAAAATAGTTCCAATGTAGATAAATCTGAAATTGATTTTTTAGTAGAAAAGGAAAGGTCTATTGCTCAAAATTACACAAGAAGGTTTATAGACTACATGAGTTTTAATAATAATTTATATCCAGAATACAACACAAATAGCAATGCAGATGTCTTCCCAAGCAAAGAATCCGATTTTGTTGGTTGGGTGTTATAAACCCAAAAAAGAAAACGTAAAGAAATTAAAGGTGTATTTAAAAAAAATAGAAAATGAGTCTTAATTTTAGCCATATAAAATCCGATACATTTGATCAAGTAAACTTTGAGTTAAAGGTCAATACCGTTGTAAAAAATCTAACAGGTGCGGTTATACGGATGCAATTAAGAAAAACTGCAGATGAAACAACACCTGCTTTATCTTTGACATCTGTTGGAGGTGCAGGCATTACAATCACATCACCTACTACTGGTCTATTTAAAATAAATACTCAAATAATAAATATCCCTGTTTATGATTATGAGTACGATATTGAAATAGCATTTGCCGATGGTACGGTTAAGACATACGTTCAAGGAATCTTTTCAATCACACAAGAAATTACACGATAATGGCTAATGATATAATAGGGATAGTTGTTACGGATAATTCGGACAATGTTCAACTTAATGTAACACCAAATTTAGTTTCAATTAATGTTTCTAACACAAGTGGAAATATTATTGGATCTAATTATTATTTATCAAGTACTTATGGTGCTTTGCCTGTTACTGGAGATACAACAACTCTTTACGTTATTAATGATACAAGTTTAATGTATCGTTGGAGTGGTTCTGCATACGTTCAAATCAATTCAAGCGCAGTTGTTGCTTGGGGGCAAATTACAGGTACATTATCAAGTCAAACAGATCTACAAAACGCTTTAAATTTAAAAGCACCATTAGCATCTCCTGCCTTTACAGGAACGGTTAGTGGCATAACAAAGTCAATGGTAGGATTAAGCAATGTTGATAATACAACAGATCTCAATAAACCTATTAGTACGGCAACGCAAACGGCAATAGATTTAAAAGCAAATACTACAGATGTAACAAATTCTTTAGCATTAAAAGCACCATTATCCTCACCAACTTTCACAGGAACTGTAATACTTCCATCGGGAACAGTTGCAAGTGCTGATTTAAATTGGACTTACTATGCAGATGAAGCAAGTTTACCTTCTGCAACTACAAAGCATGGAATGTTTGCACACGTTCATAGTACAGGTGCAGCATATTATGCTCATGCAGGAAGTTGGTATAAATTAGCAAAACAAACAGATTTAGATTTAAAAGCTTCATTAGCATCCCCTGTATTTACGGGAACTGTTTCAGGAATCACCAAATCAATGGTAGGGTTAGGGAATGTTGACAATACTACGGATTTATTAAAGCCAATTAGTACTGCGACACAAACCGCACTAGATTTAAAATACAATGCAACTAATCCTGCTGGTTACACGACAAACGTGGGAACAGTTACAAGCATAGGTGGAACGGGAACTGTAAGTGGTTTAAGTTTAAGTGGATCTGTTACAACAAGTGGGAATCTTACTTTAGGAGGTACATTATCAATAACAAGTGGCAATGTTACAGGTGCATTAGGATACACACCAGAGAACGCAGCGAACAAGGGCATTGCCAATGGATACGCAAGTTTAGATGGTGGTGGGTTAGTTCCTTCTACTCAGCTACCTTCTTATGTAGATGATGTGTTAGAGTATACCAACCTTGCAGGCTTTCCTGCTACGGGAGTTACCGGTAAGATATACGTTGATTTAGCTACTAATAAGATATACCGTTGGAGCGGCTCTACTTACATTGAGGTTTCACCTACGGTTGGAACTATTTGGGGTGGCATCACAGGAACATTATCTAATCAAACTGATTTACAAAGTGCTTTAAACTTAAAATACGATGCAACCAATCCAAGTGGGTATACAACTAATGTTGGAACGGTAACAAGTGTAAGTGCATTAACATTAGCAACTACAGGAACAGATGTATCATCTACGGTTGCAACAGGAACTACAACTCCTGTAATCACATTAAATATACCTACTGCAAGTGCTTCAAATAGAGGTGCTTTAAGTTCTGCTGATTGGACTACGTTTAATGGTAAACAATCTGCTTTAGGATATACTGCTGCAAATGATTCTTTAGTGGTTCATTTAGCGGGAACAGAAACTATTACAGGACAAAAGACATTTAACCCAAGTGTAACGGCTGCAAGTGCAATTGCAAGAGGAACTAACTTAACTCCTACTTTAGTTGCTTCTGCAAATAGTGATACATTAGTTGGACTTGATATTAATCCTACGTTTACAAATGGTGCGTTTACAGGGGTAAGTAATATTGGATTAAGATTATATAATACCGATACGATAGTTAATGATGGTGTAGGAAAATCAAGTCCGCAACTACAATTAAATGGTGGATTGTGGAATAGTGGTACAGGAGGAGTTAGAATGACCGCTGGATTACAGGTGATGTTGTATCGAGGTAATACTAACCCAACTATTAGTAAATTATCATTTCAAGTAGGAACGGATAATCAAGCTCCTGCCGAAAAAATGTATGTTACTTCTAATGGTTTATTTGGAATTAATGGTGGAGCTAATTTTAGCGCAGGTAGTGGTTCTTATGATAACGATATTACATTAAATCAAACTTCAGGTTCACAAGGAAATCCTGCTAGTAGTAATAGAATAGTTCTAAAAGGTAAAACGCATAATTCTGTTATTGGTACTGTAGCAACTATGGGATTCATACAAATGATAAATGTTGTGGAAAATGCAAACCCAACTACTGATAAATTATCATTCTTTGTTGGTCCTGCTTCTAATTTAAATGAAGGTAATGTTATTGGAAATGCTACCGAACGATTGGCATTAAGAACAGATGGTATATTCTCATTCTTTAATATTAGCACAACTGAAACATTACGTTTATTTAACACAGGAAACCTTACCCTACAAAACGGTGGAACATTCACAGATGCAGGATACAGATTAGATGTGAATGGAACGGGTAGGTTTTCGGGTAGTGTGACGGCAACATCATATAATGCAACAACACAAAATATATTTTCTGTTGATGGTTCTGAACGGATGCGAATTACTTCTGCTGGCAACGTAGGAATAGGAACTACAGGTGCAGTAGAAAAACTAGTAATTTATGGAGCGCCATCAACTAGACCAAGATTAATTGTTGGGGGGATTAATACAAGCACATTATTGTAT